CATTGCATCTGGAACAACAGCAGCAACAACAGCAGCAACAGCAGCTGGATTGCAGTCATTCATCTCAGTAGAAGGCGCAGCAGCATACAAGGGAACTGGTGGAGATTTCGCTAACAAGCTTGTTGCTTCAACAGACCAGTGGGCAGCTATCACAGGATACGCAGACACAACAGGTCGCGCACTTTACTCAGCACAAGGCGCAACATACAACGCAGCAGGTAACGCAGTAGCAACATCTGTTCGTGGGAATGTTCTTGGCACAGATCTAATCGTGGATCACAACATCGCTGCATCTGGCGTAATCGACAACTCAGCGTTCTTGGTTGCACCATCTTCAGTCTATGTCTGGGAATCACCACAGACACAGCTTCGCGTGAATGTTCTAACTTCAGGCGAGATCGAGATCAACCTTTACGGATACTTGGCAATTTACCTTGCTAAGTCAGGTAAGGGTGTTCGTAAGTTCAACCTAACTTAATCAACATAGGTAACTAAGTACGCTCTGAGGGGTAGTAGCCCTCTACCCCTCAGAGTCTTTAGAAAGGACGAGGAATGGCACTAACAACAGTCGCAGAACTCCGATCAACACTCGGAGTCGGTACGCTGTACCCAGATGCCACCTTGCAAGAAGTCTGTGATGCTACGGATGCAGTATTGCTTCCGATGCTCTGGACTAACACTACTTTTAACATTGCACACAGCAACACAGCAACAACAGGAACACTTTACTTTGAGGACAAGGTAGAGAAGGTCTTTTATGTAGGTCAGACTGTGAACATCACAGGCAACGGCTCAAAGCACAATGGATCAAAGACTCTCACTGGAGTAGGCGATTACAACATCACCTATAACATCACCGGCAACAACAACACTCCAGCAGTAGAGCATCCAGTTCAACCTTTTGGAACAGTATCAGCAGACACTTATGTTGATTGGGCATTAGACACAGCAGTCCAGCAAGCAGCTTTGATGGTATCTGTAGAGATCTGGCAAGCTCGCACCGCTACTCTCAGCGGTTCTAACCTTGTTGATTTCCAGCCAAGCCCTTATCGAATGAGCGCACAGCTTCTCGCTAAGGTGCGAGGATTGATCGCACACGCGCTAAGCCCTAACTCGATGGTTGGATAATGCCACCAGTTGCCATCACCACACTTCGCACCACTTTAGCGACTGCTCTAGTCAATAACGCTAAGTGGCAGACTTTCGCATTTCCGCCTTCAACAGTTCTTGCTAACTCTGTGATTGTCTCTCCAGATGATCCTTACTTGACACCTAACAACAATGGACAGATCACAGTCAGCCCAATGGCTAACTTTCGCATTGTGATGACAGTGCCACTCTTTGACAACGAGGGAAACCTTAACGGCATTGAGGACACAGTAGTTAGCGTGTTCGCACTACTTGCAGCATCTTCTTTAGTTTATAATGTAAGCGCAGTCAGCGCACCTAGCGTTCTCAACGCGGCAAGCGGAGACTTGCTCAGCTGTGAGATGTCCGTATCAATCCTAACGAGTTGGAGTTAATTATGTCCGATTGGGAAAAAGAAAACGCAGCCTTTCTCGAAAAGATCGGGCAAGTTGCGCCAAAGCCAGAAGCAAAGCCAGTAACTAAGAAAGAAGAGGAATAATCCGATGGCAGTTTATTTAGCAAATACAGGAGTTCTAACTGTTAATTCGGTTGATCTCTCATCATTAGTCACATCTGTAACAATCAACCGCGCCTTCGATGAACTGGAAGTCACCAGTCTCGGGGATTCTGGTCATCGTTTCGTAAAAGGTCTAGAGGCTTCAAGCGTGAGCATCGACTTCCTGAATGACGAGGCAACAGCTAAGACACTTCAGACACTTCAGGCAACTTGGGGAACAAACACAGTTGTCACATTCAAGCAGACATCTGCTGCTGTATCAGCTACAAATCCACTTTACACAATGACATGCTTGGTCAATAACATCACACCTGTAAATGGTGCTGTTGCAGACCTTTCAACTCAGTCTGTAACTTGGAATGTATCAGGTACAATCGCAGTAACAACAGCGTAAGAAACTAGACAAAGGGGCTAAACATGGCAAAGCTAAAAATCGTTCGACAAGATGGAAGCGTTATCGAGGGCGAAATCACACCTGCTGTAGAATACTTTTTCGAACAGCAGACAAAGATGGGGTTTCATAAGGCGTTCAGAACCGAAGAGATGCAGAGTCATGTGTACCTTTTGGCTCACGAGGTAATCCGCAGGTCAGGTGAAACTGTTAAGCCTTTCGGGATGGAGTTTATCGAAACACTGAAGAGTGTTGAGGTTTTAGACTCTGACCCTTTAGCTTAAAGCGCGATCTTCCGTTCACCTACCTAATTGCTAGGCTAAGCATTAGGTTAGGGATCGCGCCACAGCAATTGTTAGATCTTGATAAAACCATGCTCGATGCATTAGTGCAAGGGCTAAAGGATGAAGCGAAAGAGGTGAGCGATGCCAACACAGGTAACAGGCGCGGTAGAGCTTAGAAAAGCCCTCAAAAAGTTCACTCCAGATCTTGCTAAGGAAACACAAAAAGAATTAGGCACAATCCTAAAGCCAATCACAAACAAGGCTAGAGGATTTATACCTTCAACATCACCTTTAAGCGGATGGGCTAATCAAGGCACAGGTGCGTGGGAACGCATCGAGTGGTCATCGGGAGAAGCAAAGCGTGGCATTGGATACAAAGCAACACCATCTAAGCCTAATCGTTCAGGCTTTCGTTCCCTTGCTCGCATTGTCAATGCATCACCTTCAGGCTCTATCTATGAGACTGCTGGTCGATTAAATCCACAAGGCAGACCACAAGCTCCATTGTCTAAGGTCGTAGCCCCCGGACATGTTAATTTCGGCAAGACAATCAGATCAGGTTCTAAGGGTCAATCTCTTAGCAACAATCCTCATGCTGGTCAGCAGTTCATTGAAGCCTTAGATCGAACAGGCACAATTGTTAATGCTTTCAAGCGAGCAGAAGGCGCATCGGGTCGCGCCACTCGTAAGATGAAGGGTCGCGCAATCTTTCGTGCATGGGCAGAAGATGGCGGAAAGACTAACGCAGCTGTTATCAAAGCAATCGAAGATTCAAAAGTTAAGTTCGAGAACTACACACTGAAGGCGGCTAAGTAATGGCAGCAGATGTAAGAATTGACATAGCCGCCCAGTTCGTAGGCAAGAAGGCGTTTAAGGAAGCTGAGACTTCCACAGACAAATTGACTAAGAATGTCAAGGGTCTTGCTAAAGGCTTGCTTGCTGTTTATAGCGCACAGAAGATTCTGTCTTATGCAAAGGCTTCTGTTAAGGCTTTCGCAGAAGATGACAAAGCGGCTAAGGCATTAGGCACTACTCTAAAGAATCTGGGTCTTGCTTACGGATCTAACATTGGCACAGTCAATGGCTTTATTTCTCGCCTTGAAATGCAGACAGGTGTGCTCGATGATGAACTACGCCCTGCAATGGATCGCTTGCTTCGCGCTACAGGCGATGTTACTAAATCTCAGGAATTGCTTGGGCTTGCACTTGACATCGCGGCTGGAACTGGCAAGTCAGTCACCCAAGTTTCACAAAGCTTGCAAAAGGCATACTTAGGACAGACTCAGGCACTAGGTCGCTTGGGTGTAGGACTTACTAGAGCAGAACTTTCAACATCAACATTTGAGCAGATCCAAGAACGCTTGTCAGTTCTATTCGCAGGACAGGCAAGCGCGGCAGCTGATACCTATGCAGGTTCACTTGCTAAATTAACTGTGGCTTCTAACAATGCTAAAGAGACTATTGGTAAGGGTCTTGTCGATGCATTGATGACTGTTACTAACTCCAATTCAACAGATGAGTTTATCGCTAAGATCGACAAGGCAGCGCAGTCGATTGCTAACTTCGTCCGTGAAACAGGCGAGTTCATCAAGATAACCAAGTCAATCTTTGACTTTAAGAATCTTTCATTCTTTGCACCTTCTGGCGGCTTATTCGGTGATGGCAAGGGATTCGGTAACATCTCGATGACTGTATCCTCACAGGATACTCAGCGAGCAGATGCCATCGCTCGAAAGAACGCTACAGCGATCACAAAGCTCACGAAAGAGCAAGCAGCAGCACAGGCTAAGATCCTCAAAGATAAGCGACTTGGCGCGGCTATTGACAAGGCTAACCTTGCTCTCAACAAGGGCAGTGAAGTCTTTGACATGGACAAGATCCAGATTGCAGCAGCTCTTACATCTCAGGCTCAGCAATTAGGCAACGCAACAAGCGCAGCGCAGGTCTTACAGATTGCTAACGACACTGCTCGCCTTAATGTAAAGCGTTCAATCCTTGCCCTAGAAGATGCCATTGCCGCTAAGGATGAAGCAGCCATCATCGCTGCAACGGCTAAACTCAATGCAGATCTCAAAGTTCTTGGCACACTTGGTATGCAGAATGTCAAGCTTCAAGACATTAAATCAATCCTTGAAAGCCTAAAGCCTAAAGATCTTATCAACATTGCTAATCTTGAAAACGCTCTACGCCTTCTTCGTGAGATCAATCTTGCTTCTACTGGATCAACTAAGATTCCAACAAGCGCATCTTTAGGCTCTGGAATCCCAGCAGGGGATTACATTGCGCCTATTTCCACAGTCGGTGGCTCAATCGAAGCGATCCTAGAATACGCGGATGCAGCAGCAGCTCGCGCTAATGCCTTTGCAGACTTGCTAGACTTGGAGAACGCATCGGCTTCAAGCCAGATGGCTTCTACACTTGATCTGGAAAGCATTGCTCGCTCATCCCTATTGCAGGGTCTAACAGGTGGCGCAGGTGTATCAGGTGCAGTAAGCGGTTCACGCTATGCAGCACAAGCGGCTAATGCTTATAACATCACTATCCAGACAGGCATCGGAGATCCTAACGCCATTGCAGAAGCCATCGATCAAGTCCTAACAGATGCCGCTCAGCGTGGCACATTGAGAGGCTACACAATCGCATGACATGGCTACCAGAGTGGCGAGTAACAGTAGGGGATGATGTTTATACAACAGTCACCTCTGTTTCCTATGCCTCTGGTCGCTTAGACAT